CGACCGGGGCCGTACCGTCGAGTATGGGAACAGCCCGGCGGAGCGGATGACGGTAACCATGCCGGTGAGGTTGTCGACCTCGGCCACGTAGTCGGTGGCCGAGAGGGTGGTGGCGTAGGTGCCGTCGCCGCCGGTGTCTGTTTTCACGATGAGCCCGGACGTTGAGGCGATGTCGTCGAGCTCGTCGACGGCGCAGAGGTCACGGGTAGGGCGGTAGGTGCGCGCGGTGGCGGCGGTCGGCACGGCGAACGACCGGAAGCACCAGCGATCAACAGCGGCCGAGACGGTGTCAGCGATCGCGTTGTAGAGCGCGTCGAGCTCGCCGGACGCGACGACACCGGCCTGAGCCTCGGCCTTGATCTCCTCGCCAGTGACGTAGGGCAACGCGTGGTCCTTCGGGAACGGCCCAGCGCACCGGCCGGCCGGGGGGTGCCAGCCGGTGCGCTCGAGCTAGGGGGATCAGGAAGCGGCGCGGAGCGGGAAACTGGGCGTGCCGAGGTTCTGAATGAGGCACAGGCTGTTGACCCGGACCTCCGGCGAGAACAGCATGAATCCGTAGTTCACGAACCGGATGGTGCCGGTGTGGATCACCACCTGATCGGCGGTGATCGAGTACGGGCTCGACTCCTCGAAGTAGGCGAAGTCCGGGTGATACACCGCCATGACGGTGTCATCTTCGCCAGACTTGACCACCTTCGAGCTCACGACGGCCTTGAGGCCGCCGAACCACTTCTGGCCGGTCGAGTCGATCATCGCGCCGACGTTCTGCGGTGCGGTCGTCGGGTCGCCGGCGATGGGCCGGCCGCTCGAGTCGGTGGCCGACAGCAGCGAGCGCCAACGACCGGGCGACATGAGCACGTAGAGCGCCTCGCGCTCGTCGTTGATCTCAATCTTCGACGCGGCCTCCTGAACCGCGGCGTAGATCTCGCCGAACGCGTTCACGGTGTAGCCGCCGTTGACGGTCTGCGTGCCGTCCGCATTAAACACGCCTTCGCACTCGCCAGAGGTGCCGGACCCCCAAAGGGCCTGGCGCTCCTGGTCCTGGTAGTAGCGCGACATCATCTCTTGGAACAGCCGCTCGGACCGGACCTGGCCGAGTTGGATGCTCTGGACGGAGACGTCTGCGTAGCCGCCCACGGTGTTCGCGTTGATGGTCAGGCCGGTGCTCTGCCAGTTGGCGGTGCTGAACGCGGTGTTCTGCGAGCTCTGAGCGCCCATGCCGGGGCCGGTGGTTTCCTGCGGGATGACCACGGAGGCGGAGACAAGCGAGCCGTAGGAGGGCGTACCGACAAGCGTGTTCAGGAACTTCCGGCCGGCGACGGCGAGCGGCTGATACTTGTCGACGGCGTACTTCGGCACGACGAGGCCGCCGAGATCGGTCGACGCGGACGCACGGAGGATCTCGAACGACGCGGCGCGATGGGCGTTGAGCCGTTCGCCGGCCTCGCGGTCGCCGCCCTTGGCCCGGTAGATGTCCACGAAGTAGTTCGGCGAATCGGCGGCGGCGCGGTAGATCTCCTCGCCGCCATCGCCGGCGCCGCCAGCGTCATCGCCGGAGAGCTTCCCGGCGTTGCGGTCGGTGGCCTTGCCCAACGTGGCGCCCAGCTTGCGGGATTCGTCCACGGCGGCCTGTCGGGCGATCAGCCCGGGAAGCTCGCCGGTGACACGCTCGAGCTCGGCGCTCGCCGCGTCGTAGCTGGCGCGCTCCTCGTCGGTGAAGTCGGAACCTCGCTCGATGACGAGCTTGTCGAGCTCCTCGAGCTGAGCGTCGAGCTCGTCGCGCTTGGCCTCGAGAGCCTTGATACGAAGCGTGGACATGGCCGGAGCCTCCTCGGTAGGGGGATGCTTCCAGGCGGTTCCGACGCAATGCGGGCGACGAGGATTCAGCAGGAATGGTAACGGGAACTGTTCTTAGTTACGCGGACCGGTGTGCTCACGGAGGCGGGCACGGATGCGCTGGCGCGCCTGGGCGGCGGCGACCGGGTCGTAGTCGACGAACTCCGCAGCACGAAGCGCCATGACCTGAGCGTCCTCGAACGCCGGTTCGCGGACCAGGCCGACATGGTCGAGGCGCATCTCGGCCCGTTCGATCATCTGACGGCCGCCAGCGCCGCGCCGGATCGTGGTCCGCGCCGGTACCGCCCATCCGCCGATGCTGAGCCCGCGGTAGATCCCCTCGCGGATGAGCTCGAGCGCGTCGTCGCCGGCCCGGGTGTTCAGCGCCCGGAAGATGCCGTAGTGGCCATCGTCGCGGTTGTCGTGCTCGACGAGCACCGCGGCCGGTTCGGCTTCGCTGTGCCGGACGAGCATCGGGATCGGCCGCTTCGATTCGATGAGCGACCGGTCGAGCGCGCCGCGTTTGTAGGACTCGAGCCCGGCGATCGGGCGGAGCACCGGCGTAGGACGGTCCCACGGGACGAGCATCCCCTCGATGTGGCGGGCCTGCTCGTCGGCCACGCGGAGCACGACATCGGCGAACGTGACCTCGATGTCACACAGCATTCTGGACCTCCGGGGTAGGGGCCGGCGCAGCGCCGGGAAGCACGGTCGAACCGATGACCTGGCCGGCGCCGTTCGGGAGCGGCGGGAGGCCTTGCACGGCCCGGATCTCGTCGATTGTCATCCACGCCGATTCGACCGCGAGGGTGTCGGCAGTGGCCTTCGGGTCCATCCGTAGGAAGCTGTTCGGGTCGAATTTCGCGGTGAGACCTTCGGGCAACAGCGACGAGAAACCGCGCTCAATGCAGTAGAGCGACCCGCGTAGGTACACGTCGAGGAGGTCCCTGCGTTGGTCGGTGAGGTTGGAATAGATCGAGCTCGAGCCTGGCGCGCCCACGAAGTAGGCGGGGACTCCCACGATGTTCGCTACGTCGGTCATGGCGAACTGACGCGACTCGAGAAACTGACTGTCGGAGTTGGACAGCGCCATGGTTTGCACGGCGATGGTCGAGGGGATGGCGATTGGTTCCCGCCGGCCGCCCCGGACCTTGGAGAGGTACCGTTGGATCATCTCCTCGAGATCCTTCGGGGTGGCGTCCGGGTCGCTGTTGACGAGGACCGTGGTCGGTTGTCCGCCGTCGAGGTAGAAGTTCGCTTGGAACTCTGCGGCGGCGAGCTCGCCGGTGATCGTCCGCCGGAACAGTTCGACCACCGATACCCCGCGGGTTTCGCCCGGGAGCGCCATCGGCGCCCGGTGCAGGATGCGGCTAGGCGGGAACCGGACGTCGCCGATGGTCCACGAGCCGTCTCGCTCGAGGGTCGCTTGTGCCGGGTCGACGACCTTGAGCGCCCGCACGTAGCCGTCCGGGTCGGGCTGGCCGAGGACGCACACGTACTCGCCGCGCAGCACGAGCGAGGCCTCCATACGGGCGATGGTGGTTTGGCGGTCCTCTGCCGGGTCGGGCTGGTCGATGAGCTCCACGGGGACACCGGCCGGGCGGCCGTCGATCTCGGGCACGAGCGGGAGCGTCGACAGGATCGACGTCCGGTGAGCGAGCCCGCGGTAGAACGCCGGGATGGCCAGCGGGTTCCGGCCGGCCGCGGCGAAGTGGGACGCCACGCTGTAGCCGCGCCACTGTTCCGGGCCGTCGCCGGCGGCGCGTTCGATAGGGGTACGACGGCGGAGAGCGCTCAACATCAGTCGTCACCTTCCACAGAGGCGCCGACAAGGAACACGGCGGCGCCGGCCAGAGCAACGCCGAGCGGGAGCCAGATCAGGAACCCGGCGAGCACGACGAGGGCCAGGCCGACGAGCTCGAGGATCGTTCCGACGAGATCGGTTCTCATACTGCTAGTCCCATCTTGAACTTGCGGGGTTCGACGGTTGTTTCGAGCGACCAGAGGGCCAGGGTCGCCGACACGAGCGGGGTGATATCGGAGTCCCCGCGCGCCCATGCCCATTTGTCGCCGATCCGCCGCTTGTCGGCGCCGGCGAGCGCCACGTTCAAGGCGAGCTGATCGCGGTGGCGGAGCTTGCCGTCGCGGATGGCGTCGAGTAGCAGACCCATCGACCGGGCCACGTCAGACGTCGTGAGGAGCCGCACAGGGACCTTGCGCCGCTCGAGGGCGGGTAGCAGCGACGACGCTGAGCCCACGGTGTCGACGGAGAGCGTGGCGCGCTTGTGGCGGGCTAGGAGGCCTTGCGCGTAGTCGAGGACCCACGCGGTGCCGTGGTCGTGCTTGAGGACCTCG